CATGCCTTCCAAGATAAAGGTGGTTGGTATATTGAGAACTCATTAACAACTCTTAATCAAAAAGATCCTGTTAGTGAAGAAAACACTCGATTATGGAATTCAGGTGTTGAATCTGATAAAGAGATCGCTAGAAAAAGAAAAAGAAAATTATCTTACTTTTCTAACGTTGTAGTAGTTAGTGATCCAAAGCATCCAGAGAATGAAGGTAAAGTATTCATATTCAAATATGGTAAAAAGATATTTGATAAGTTAACTGAAGCAATGCAACCTGCATTTGATGATGAACAACCAATCAATCCATTTGATTTTTGGAAAGGTGCAAACTTTAGACTAAAGATCAGAAAAGTTGATGGGTATTGGAACTATGACAAATCTGAATTTGAGCCTGTAACAGCAATCGCTGATAGTGATGACAAGATTAAAGAAATCTGGTCAAAACAATATGCTCTAACACCTTTCTTGGCCCCTAGCAATTTTAAAACCTATGATGAACTCAAAGAGAAACTGAATAGGGTTATTGCGGGAACTAGAAATACTGGTACTATTGAAAGCGCTGAACTCCCTCCAGTGAAAAGTAGCCCAGTAAAAAGTAATGGTAAAACTACTCAGGCTGCTGGTGATGATGACGATACGTTATCTTACTTTAGTAAATTGGCAGATGATGAGTAGAATCTCTCTCTACTAATACTTGACAGTGGTCAGAAATGGCCACTGTTTAAACTACTTTATTTGTATTGATTATATTAAAAGTTGGTTCATTATTAATAAAAGAAGTAGCCATTATAGTTTTATTATCAGCATTATTAATCATAGTAGGCATATTATTTTGATTAATAATATTTCTTATATTATTGTTATCTTCATTTCCTACATATTTTTCACTTTCTTTTGCTAGACCTTTTTCTTTAGGAAGTGTACCTTTTTGACTTTGTTCTATTAAATTCTGTTGTTTTAAAGATTGCTCAGTGCTACCTTTTATTTTTGAATCATTAGTACCACCAGTATAATTACCCAGTGCGTCATAATCACCTTCTAATAAATTCTTTTTAGCCTCTTCCGGACTTTGATTATCCCCACCAAATATTTTTGATAGACCCCAAACTAATCCACCTATTAGTGCTACTATACCCAGTATAGGTAATATTGCTGCTCCACCAGCTCCTGCAGCGGCAGCTCCACCTGCAGCAACTGTTCCACCTGCAGCGGCAGCTGTTCCACCCGCAGCGGCAGCTCCTCCAGCAGCAACAGCTCCTCCAGCAGCGGCAGTACCACCAGCCCCTATACCTCCAGCTGCTAAACCTGCCATACCAATTTTTGAAACTCCTTTAGTTACAGTTGATCCTGCTCCAGAACTTTTAACTGATTTTCCAGCACCTTGAATTAATGAAGATTGATTAGGACTTTTTGATACTTGTGATATATTACTTTTTCTTCCTCCACCTTCAGTTTTACCAAATCCTAAAAAATTCTGTATACCTTCAAAAATACTTTCTCCTATTTTCTTTATATTATCTAATAAGGGCCCAAGTTGTTTACTAAATGAAGATATGAAATTTTTAAACTTAGCTAATGCGTTACTAAATCCTTCTTTCATTTTAGGTAAAAAATCTATAATTTCTTCACTTATATATTTAATTCCTGATACAATTTTAGGTACTGATTTAACTATAAAAATTATACCGTCAGTAAATACCGCAAATGATGCCATAAACTGTTGAATAAATTGAGGACCCCTTTCTCCTCTAAAGAAACCTTCTAATGCTTGCCCTATACCTGATGGTTTTGCTTCGCCTATTTGTTCTTTATATCCTTTTAATTCTTCTGTACTAGATGAAATTCTTGCTCTTATTGTTTCTCTTTCTTTTAATTCATTAGAAGTATATTTACCTTCTTTTCCTGTACCTTTTTGTTTTAACATTTCATTTAAATCTTTTTCATCTTTCTTAATTTGTCTTTCCAAATTTTGAGTTTTTAATGCAACTTGTCTTTTTTCTTGTGGTGATAAAAATTTTAAAGTTCCTTGTTCATTAACAGATGTAGCTCTACCTTTTTCAAGTTGTCTTGCCTGTTCTTCTTTACCTGCTTGTATTCTTCTTTCAGTATCTTCTTTCATACGATCAACAGCATCAAGTAATTTATCAAAATTACTACCAAGTTGTTTATTAAATTGCTTTAGATCAAGATTAAATTTTTTCTGTATATCATCTATTTTTTGTATAGCTTTTTGTTCGTCTTGTACTTTACCTGTTTCAGATAATTTTATAATATCTAATAAATCTTTTCTAATAACAGGTGATATCTCTTGCATCATCTTAACTACAAGATTTTTTTTCATACCTTCAACTTTTTTAGTAATAACATTTAAAAGATTATAGATTTCTTTTTTATCAAGACCTGTTTTTTCTGAAAATTCTTTTACAAATTTTTGTCTATCATTTACAATTCTTTCAAACTCTTTTTGTAATGCTGTTTTTGCTGGCTTCTTAGTTCCTTCTTCAAAATCTCCTATTAGATTTTCTTCAGACGATCCCATACCTACGGCAGATGGACCTAGTGCTGCCATTAAACCTTGAGGATCGTTAGGATTTCTAGTTATTGCCATTTAATTACTTTGTTTCTTCTTCTGTTTGTTGTGCTTGTAGTTTTTTATCTTCTATCTTTTCTTGTGTTCTACCATAAGCAGATATACCTAATACAGCTCCCATACAGATATGAAAAAATCCAGCGCCTTGTAAAGTTAATGGTTGCCATTGTGTAAACACAATATTTTTAAGATATGTCGCTTGTGCTATATTCCATAGTATAGGAAATAAAATAAAATCAAATGCACATACTGATAGATATAACCAACCCATAGCAGGACGCCATTTAGTATTAAAACTTGTTTCTTTATTTTGTGTACTCATTTTTCTCCCTCTTTAACTATTCTTTTCTTGTTGTCTTTTTTCGTTTTCTTCTTTAATATAATTAATTAACATAGATACATAAACATCACGTTCCCATGGTATAAGACCTTCAATCTCACTCAATGAATATTTATGATGTTGTATCAACGCAAAATTAGTTTCGAACAGTGCCTCTAGGCTGTAGTGTGAGAGGCCTATTCGAAAAAATCTGCTAAACCACTAAATTCTACTTTACTAACAACATTAGTAGTAGGATTTGTTATTTCAATAGTATGTTTCAATTTAGGCATAGTATCAAAGAATGCTCTTATATCATTAAAACTATCTTGAGGTAAACTTTCTAAAAAATCTTGCATATCTTTTTTAGAAATGTCTTTAGATGGATATATCTTTTCACCTTCAAATATATGATCTATACATTCTATTAATATTTTAAACATATCTTCTACTTTAACACGACTAATATCTTCACCTACCGATATATTGTTGATAGTTGGATATCTTAATATTATACCTAAGTTTTTATTTTTATCAATCATAATTTTATTATTATGATTATCTTCAACTTGAACATCTACTTTTGTTAAATCAATTTCTGCGTCAACATAAGTTGTTTTATCATCAGGACATAATACTTTAAATTTAGCAATTTCTCCTACTGATTTTGCTCTTATATTTAAAAATATATATTCTAAATCAAAAGTTGGTAAATTTTCAATTATTACATTATTAAAAGTACAAGAACTAACTATATTTTTTACAGCATTAACCATGTCAACAGATTTACCTGTTTCAAGAGCCATAAACAATATTTTTTCTTCTTTTACTAGAAATGGTCTGTATTTTATTTTTGTGTTTATTGATGGAAGTGTCAATTCATAAGTAGGCACTTCAATTTTTGGTAAAGTCATAATTTTCTCCTTGTTATTATATATGTTATATTAAAAGAACGGTGGGAATACCCTTCCGCCAGTAATTCTTCCTATTGGCAATGATCTTTTTATTTGATTAAGTACCTGTTCACCTGCTCTTCTTAATTCAGGTGGTAACCTACTAGTAGGACCTCCAAATTGAGATGGTGATAGTAATTCATTAATTCTATTAGGGTCTTTAGCATATGTAAGATCAGGATAATTTGAAGTACCTAATGTTACTTTACCTCCTCTATCAATTATATAATTAATCCAATATCTAAATTCAAAAGTAACTGTAAATGTTTGAATTTCATTTGTTTCATTAGAATACTCAACAGGTCCAATAGTTTTAGGAAAACAATCAAAAAGTTTAACAACATAAGTATTACCATCATCAATGATAGCATTTACACCACCATCACCTTGATCAGAACTTCTTGAGGCACCAAAACTACCTAATTGCATAATGTTTATATCTGCCACATAATTATCATAATAATTATAGTTAAATGTATTTGTACTCCATGCTGATTGTTGCCAATATTCAAAATATGTTCTTTCTCTTAAATACTTATCAGTATAAAATGTAGCTTGAATTGGTGTAGATTTTACATCATAAACAAATTTTCTAGCGGGTCCATGATGTCTAATTTCTTTCATTTGCATATCTCTATCAGGCATATTAATAGTTTTACAAAAGGCACGAACTCTCCTACCATCAGAGCTTTGTACCGCCCTCATAGTAGTTGAAGATGGAAATGCAATAGACTGTTCTAATTCTGTTTGATTAGTTTTATTAACGGCAGTACCATCAGAAATAAAATCAGTTATATTTTCAATTGCAGATCCTTTAGGTAAATTAAATTCAACATAAAATCTAGCTTTACGAGCAAATCCTTCTGCTTCATTAACGTAAGATTGAAAACGACCTATATTATGTTGAGCATTCTTATTAGGATTATAATTTTTTATATCATCACTATTAATAACTTGATCTGCACCTAAACGTGTAGATTTTTTAAATCTAGGATCATTTTCAAGATTTTCTAAAGTTTTATCTCTAGGTAAACCTAATCTAAAATCAAATCCACCTATACGAATACCACCTCTTAATATTGCCATTAGATTGAACTCCTTGATGCTTTATAAACACTAGCAGCAGATTGTTTTTGAAACTGTTGTACTGGTAGATACACAGCGACAGCTGCTTGTGTTAAATCTATTCTAAGAAAACTAGAACGAACATGTTTATATAGATATTTTTTAATAGTAGGTTTGATAAGAGGTATATTTTTAACTCTTGACCAACTAACATCAAATCTTGTTGTCTTATCCATTTTATTATTTGTTGCCCATTTCTGCATTAATTCTAATAATCGTAATCGTAACGCTGGAGGTAAGTAGTGAAAGTTTAATCCACTGAATCCGCCTTCAATTGGTTCTAATGGTAATACTAAAGGAAACGTATCATAAACAGGTAATGTCTTTTTATACTTAGGATCATAGAAAAACATGTTTAATAAACCTATACTAGGACGACCAGTTAAACGACCTTCTCTCATCAGTTTACCAGCTGTTACGTTATCTGCGATAGATGATATTGCGTTTCGATACCAAGTACCTGAACGCATTGTGCCACCTTGCTTATCTGCTAATTTGTCTAATATACTAACCATTTACTATATTTATGTTAGTTATAGATACCTATATCTTTTTCTGTAAATATTTTAAACTGTAAATCGTGATCGCTACAATAGATTTTTGCTGCCTCCCATTTTGCCTGATTCTTTAAATACTCTAAATGTTCTCTTAGAAAATACTTAGTTTGATTCTTTGGTTTCTTAGGTGGGAAACATTGTTTGTATGGTTTAACTTCAACCATAAATTTTTGACCAGATTTTAACTTGAATATGAAATCAGGATAGTATTTGTGAATACGATAGTCAACAGGTGAACGATAGATAATAGGTAACTCCTCAGAAGCCCAAAATTCAATCTCATCATTCTTATCCAAATAGACCATCATACGTCTTTCGAGCATTGATCTATAGACTATTTGTTGAGGATCACCAACGTATTTTAATGGATTAGTGGGTTTAAAAATTCCTTTATAACTTGTCATATCACATATAAATATTACTATTAATCATAAAGATATTTATAACGTATGGCAGATTTTAGTTCAATATCAAACATAGTACAAAACAACATAGGTAACTATCTAGGAATAGGTTCTAGCAATAGATCAGGTCCTAATAAACCAGTTAGTGCTGTTAATCCAGTCAATTCTTCGAATAATCAAGCAATTACAAGTGCAGCTGCTAAAATTTTAAATAGTTCGCCTCTTGAATTGAATGATGGTAGCGCATTGGCTCATTTAAAAAAAAATCCATATCAATATGGTACAGTTACTTATCCAGCAGAAATAACAAATTTAGATTCAGGACACTACATGTTATTTGATATCTATCTTAATAATAAAACTAAATTTATAACTAATAAACAAGGTAATACTTTTATAAACACAGATGCAGCAGCAACAAAGGTTTGGAATATTAATGAAAATAATAGTAGTAAACTTGGCTTTTTTGATGTAATGGGTTATGTGATTCCAGGTTCACCTACTTTTGGTAATGCAACAAGTGATTATAATAATTACAAAGCAAGACAAGTTAAATTAACAAAATATTCTTCAGGCCGTCAATCAGGTATACAAGCTAAAAATAATACACATGCAATAAAATCTGATACTATTGTTCTTTATACACCTCCACAAATTAAAACAACTTATGGTACTAATTATGATACTGCTGAAACAGGTCAGGCTGGTAAAATTTTAGGGGGTCAAACTGCTGGTGATTATTTAAGAAACATAGGAAATTTTTTAGGTATTGCTCTTAGAGAATTTACTTTGGGTGCTATATCTGCCTTACCAAGTGCAGGAGATCCTGCCGCAGCATTAGTTAAAAAAACAGGAGAAGCAAAAAATCCAAATTTAGAAGTAGTATTTAAATCAGTGCCTTTTAGAAAGTTTCAATATGTTTTTGAATTTGCTCCTAGAAATCCTAAAGAAGTAGAAAATATACAGAAGATATTACAACTCTTTAGATTCCACATGCAACCGGAACTACAAGGTGGTAATTCAAGTTTTTTTACTGTACCATCAGAATTTCAAATAACTTATATGTATATTGACAAAGAAAATAGTTATGTACCTAGAATTAGTAGATGCGTATTAGAATCTATGGAACTAGATCAATCACCAGAAAATGTATTCTCAACTTTTAGTGGTGATGCAAAAGGAGCATTTCCTACTTTAACAAAAATGACATTGAATTTTACTGAAACAGAAATTATGACTAAACAAAAAATTGCGGATGGATACTAATGGCTTACTTTGATTTATTTCCAAAATTACTTTACACATTAGATAAAAAAAATGACAAACTTACAACTGATTTATTTCGTAGATTAAAAATAAGATCAAGTATTTTAAGTGAAGCAAGTTTATATGATCTATATGATGTACAAGAAGGTGATACACCAGAAAGTATAGCATTTAAACATTTTGGTGATACAGAACTACATTGGGTCATATTAATCTTAAATAATATAACAGATCGTTTTTATGATTGGCCATTAACATCATATGAATTTAATGAATATTTAAATAACAAATACGAAAACATATATGATATACATCATTATGAAATAGATCAATTAAGTGGACCTACAATGGGGTTAGGACCAAGTGATTACTCAACAAAGATACAAGTCAATAGTGATTATCCCGGAGCAACTGTAGTAACAAATTATGATTATGAACAAAGAATACAAGATCAAAAAAGACAAATCAAAATATTAAATCCAGCATATTTAAATCTTATGTTAGATGAATTTCAAAAATTAATAAGCAAGTAACAATTAATTAATATTATGTACAATCAAATAGATCCATTACAATATGTAAGAGCAGGTAATTTTGAATTATCAGACATATTCTTAACATCATATAGAAGTAAAGATGGAGGTTCAGAACCTTTAAAGATTTCGATTAGAGGGATAGTAATTGAATTAAACATTTTTGAAAGTATATTTAATAAAACATTATCAGGTAACGTTGTATTGGTAGATGCACAAAATATTACCAGTCAATTGCCCATGACAGGATTTGAACGAATAGAATTTTCATTAAGATCGCCAGGAATAGGAAGAACATTTGATTTTACAGAAGATAGTGGTTATCCTATGTATATCTATAAAGTATCAGATAGAAATGAGTTATCACCAAGATCGCAAACATATGTTATTCATTTTGCAAGTAAAGAGATGATAAGAAATGAACAGATAAGAGTAAGTGATACATTTACAAATCAAATATCAAATATCATTCCAAGTATAATATATGATGGTAAAGGATTAAACACAGCAAAAGATATCTATGTTGAACCGTCATCAGGAGTATTTAAATATATCATTCCTAGAATAAAACCGTTTGATGCAATTGATATATTAACTAGAGATGCAATCAGTGAAAAATTTACTAACGCAGGATATTACTTCTTCGAAACTGCAACAGGGTTTCATTGTAAGTCTTTTGAGAACATGTTAGCATTTAGTCAATCAATAGGTAAGCCTGCCTTAGCCAAATTTGAATCTATACCTGCAAACGTTAGAAATACAGTAGATGGATCAAAAGATATAGCAAGAGAGATGTTGATCATAGAAAGTTTTAAAATTCTTAGTCAATTTGATACACTTAAAAACTTTAGAAACGGTGTATATGCAAGTAGATTAGTAACACATGATCAATTAAATAAACAGATAGAAGAATATGATTTTAATTACTTTTTAGAATCAGGAAATAGTTTTCATACAGAACTAGGGCCAGACGATAGTAAATCGGATATAAATGGTATCATGCCGACTACTCCTTATATCGGTGGTAAACTTGCATCCGATGAACCTGAAGGTTCTTTATACTTTAAATCATATACACAAAAAACACATGATAACATATCAGTTCCACCTATAGATCAGATATTACAAAGAAGATTATCACAAAGACTTGCGTTTGAATCATTTAGAGTACAGATTAAAGTACATGGATTTACTGGACTATCGGTGGGAGACCTTGTTACTCTAGTATTACCATCTTACGGAGTTTACGACAGTAAAGACCCTCAGGATAGAGATCCAGTAGTATCTGGACGTTATCTAGTATCTTCAATAAGACATACAGTATCACAAATAGAAAAGAAACATTACATGTATGTAGAATGTCTAAAAGATAGTTTAAACATACCTTTTGTATCTGAAAACATAGATACTTTTAGTAATAGAGAAATTAAATCAAGTAACGCATACGATCAGTATAGTTTAGACGATTCAAACGTTATGGGTACATCAACTGATTTTATTAAAACATGATAACGATTACTGAGAATAACTTAGAGAACGGCGCTGAGACGGC